TTACTTGATTATGTTGAACATGATGAGAGAGAACACTACATAGAAGAATATGGAACAGAAAGCAATAATTATTTAATGCTTGACGATGACCTGGATTTACACGTAGACCAGGAACCAAATGAACATATCTATCAAGTAATACACAAGTTGAATAAACTCTATAATAATGTAGATTAACTCCATAATATACGTATGGGAGAGAGCCAGCTATTTTTAGCTGGTTTTCTTTTAGTCCTGGTATCTAGTTAGATTTAAAAGAATATATGCTTGCTGGGACGGTGAGCGAGTAAGCCAGCAGACAGACGCACACCTAAGACAAACTCGAACAAACCTAACACACACAACCCCACACACTACACACGATTATTAATAACCCCCGGATATCAATCGAGCGGGCGTGAAATAATATATGAATACGTCAATATTTACTTGGTAATTTCAGATCAGTGGAGGTGCTGGGAGTTGCACCCAGGTTGAGTAAGTAGTGATAATGGAACAAACATCTTACTGCTATCTACATCACCCCCAGTAGACAGTATACTATATATGGTAGGTACTATATGTAGTATTTACAATAAAAACATACAATATGTTGTGTTTATTATTGTAATCTTTAAATGTCGGATTGTAGTCGTAGCGATCCCTGTGTCACTCCCAACCCAAACCAGTTTATTAAGTGTAGTAACAATATATGCGTTCTCTCTCCGTAATAAATAAAATGTGAGGAATGTCCCTTTGCGGACGACTTATGCGGACCTGCTATGCCAACATTTATTACGACTTAATCTTATGGACCTGTTATAGGCAGGAAGTCCATAATGTTTGTTCCGATTTATTAATCTATGCTACACTATAGCATATAGATATGTCAAGTAAAGAGAAAATCACAATATGCACAGCTTCAGACTGTGTTGTCCCTTTACCAGAAGGTAGGAAGAAATACTGTAGTGAGAAATGTGGAAATAGAGTAAAGAAAAGAGCATACAGAGCCAGGAAGTCTACCAGTGACATACAGGTCATTAAAGAAGTAGATCCACAGATACAGAAGCGTAGAGGTGATTATTACGCAGTAATGAAGAAAAAAAATTTTTTTACCGACATTTTAGAAGGTAAGAAGACTAAAAAAGAAATTGCTGATATATTAAATTGCAGTCAGGCGACAGTGTCCAGAGCTATGGCAGCGTATGTTGAAGACATTACGAAGCAAGCAGAGTTTGAAAAGAAACAGCGTGATAAAGATGACGATAGCTTTGTAACCTATAACATATCTGTAGAAGATTTTATAAAATTTAGAGATGATTATTTTTTAACAGAGCAAGGTAAAAATTATGAGACACCAGACTTTCAAAAAAAATGGATTGAAGCTATAATAGATAGCATACTGCACGGAAAAAGGTTGATGATCTTGTCTCCGCCACGACATGGCAAGACTGATTTGCTAACTCATTTTTGTGTGTATATGATATGTAAAAATCCTAACATTCGTGTAATGTGGGTTGGTGGTAACGAAGATATTGCAAAGAATGCTGTAGGTTCGGTACTTGACCATTTAGAAAACAACGAAGGACTTATTCAAGATTATGGAGATTGGGACGGATTTAGACCTACAAATCGCAGTGGAAAAAGCTGGTCGTCCAGTCAATTTACTGTTGCAACTAGAACAGTCTCTGGTATTAAGTCGCCAACTCTTGTCGCTATTGGAAAAGGAGGTAAGATCCTTTCCAGAGACGCAGACCTTATTATCGCAGACGATATCGAAGATCATGGAAGTACTGTGCAACCAAGTGCTAGAGAAAGCACCAGGAACTGGTGGACGACAACTCTACAGTCAAGAAAAGAAGAACATACAGGAATGGTCGTCATTGGATCAAGACAGCACCCAGACGATCTTTACCATCATCTCTTAGAAAACCAGGCATGGGAAAGCATTGTAGAACGTGCGCACGATTTAGAAATACCATTAGAAGATGAGACATTAGATCATACACCGCATTTGTTGTGGTCGAACAAACGTTCGCATAAGTGGTTATTAGAACAATTACATGCTGCTGAAACTACTGGTGGTAGAGCTATTTTTGAAATGGTCTATCTTAATAAAGCAATACCAGACGGCATGTCATTATTTACAGCAGAGATGGTTGATAAGTGTTTAGATAAATCACGTAAGCTAGGTGACGTTCCACCGCATACTACATTGATTGCAGGACTTGATCCAGCTAGTACTGGATACCAAGCAGCAGTGCTTTGGGCATATAACGTAAAGACACAACAAGTATGGTTAGTTGATATTAAAAATGATCAAGGTGGTGGTATTAGTAAAGCATTAAAATTAATGCAAGAATGGTATGACAAATATTGGTTAAGCCATTGGGTAATTGAAGAAAACGGATTTCAAAGAGCTATAGGTCAAGATAAAGATATTAGAAATTGGGCAGCTACACATGGTGTACGTATTGAAGGACATCAAACGTATAAAAACAAATGGGATCCAACATTTGGTGTTACAAGCATGGTTGGACAGTATGAAACAGAGAAAATAAATTTACCATGGGCAGACGCAAAGACTAAGAATAAAGTAGGTATATTCAGACAACAACTGCTATACTTTAGTCAAGCAGGTGCTAGCAATAGTCGCAACGTTAAGACAAAAACTGACTTGGTAATGGCAAGTTGGTTTCCTATGAAGCGTATACGCACCAACGTAAAAATGATGTTGGCGCATACTCAAAACGACTATACTCCTAGTTATGCAGACTTTAAAAGTACAGATTTTAACGAGGTGCCTTGGTAATGGTTTATAATCCAGAAGAACTCTTAGTAAAAGTAGACGACTTAAAAGGAATGACCGAACATAGTGGTCATTATGAATATAGAGATAGAGTAAGAAATATTTTAAATGGCGGTTCAGCAGGTATTGCTGCATTGCTTGGCGAAAACGCAAAAAACTATGACGCTGATTTACCAGTGCCTAATCTTATACATTCTGGACTAGAACACTTAGCACAAAAGTTAGGAAGAATGCCTGACATTAAAGTTGATCCTTATGACAACAGAGATAGTGAACGTGCTAAAAGTAAAGCACAAAAATTAGAGAGAATAGTTAATAGCTATGATTTAAATTCTAAAATGGAGAAGCAATTACCACAGGCAGCTAGATGGTTACCTGGTTATGGTTTTTGTGTATGGGTAATTAGACAGAAAAAAGGTCCAGACGGAATTATGTATCCGCATGCAGAATTGCGTGATCCTTATGATTGTTATCCAGGTTACTATGGTGCAGACCAAGAACCAAAAGAAATGGCATTAGTTAGATTAGTTCCTAATGCGGTAATAAAATCTATGTATCCACAGGCACAAGTTGTCGTTGATCCAAGTGGTCAATTCCCATCAGGATATTCTAAGTTTAAATATACTGACGCTTATCAAAGAAGTTGGGATAACCATTTAGCAGACGGTACAGAACTTGTAGAGTTTTATGATGAAGAAGGTACATACATTTTCTTACCAGATCAAAAACAGATTTTAGATTTTATTCCTAATCCATTAAAGTCTGGTCCAAGATTTGTTATAGCTAAAAGATTTAGCTTTGATAGATTGCAAGGACAATATGACCATGTATTAGGTTTAATGGCAGCTATGGCAAAGATTAACGTATTGTCAATCATTGCTATGGAAGACAGTGTATTTACTGAAACTAACATTATCGGTGAATTAGAAAGTGGAAACTACAAGCGTGGTAGATTTGCAGTAAACTATTTTACTCCAGGTTCATCAGTTACAAAACCACCTAACAATGTACCATATCAGTTGTTTCAGCAAATAGATAGAATTGAAAGACAGTTAAGAGTTGGTTCTAGCTATCCAGTATCAGATGACGCAATATCTCCCAATAGTTTCGTTACTGGTAGAGGACTGCAAGAATTACTATCATCAGTCGATCTCAACGTAAAAGAATATCAATTAGCACTTAAAGACGCATTACAAGAATTGGATATGAAACGTTTAGAGATGGACGAAGTGCTTAACGGTAAACAAACAAAACCATTAGCAGGATATTTCCAAGGTACAGCTTATGCTGAAAGTTACAATCCAGAGCGTGATATTTCTGGAATGTATAGAACAAGACGTGTCTATGGAGTTATGGCAGGTTTTGATGAACCAACTAAGATTGTCTCTGGACTTCAATTATTACAAGCTGGAATTATAGATAAAGAAACGTTACAAGAAAATATGGACGGTCTTGAAAATGTACAAAAGATTAATGATAGAATATTAAAAGATGAAGCAGAACGTACATTGTTTCAAACATTAAAGGAACAAGCAAGTCAAGGCGATCCAAAAGCACTTATGGCGTTAGTACAAATTTATAAAACACCAAGCAATATGCAAGAAGTATTAGATAAGTTTTATACAGCTAATGAACCAGAAGTTCCAGAAGCAGAAGCAGCTATGTTAGAACAAATGATGGGAGGTGGTCAACCAGTACCACAAGGTCCAGCACCAGACATTCGATCATTACTATTACAAGGATTACCACAGGGATAATGGGATTTATAGAAAACGAAAGCAACAATAAAAAATTTGCAGACATCTGCAATAATTCTTTATTTGATGTATGGCAACGATCACAAGAATACATAGAAGATATTGAAGAAGATGAAGAAGCTACATACTCTGCATTTCCGCAAGGTATGGTTGTTCAATATATTCCAAATGGATTAATCATAATGTTTAATCCGCCACCAGAAGGAGAAGAATATGGCGAATGGTAGTAGTAGAGATATGGGCAGAAGGGGCGGAAAAAAAAGTACCGCACCAGCAAGACCTGCCGCAGTTTCTGGTCCAGGTAAATTAGCTAGAAGAACAGATAGTGCAGTTCCATCTATACAAGATGTACAAGCTATGGCTTCTGGTACTTATGGAGAAGAACAACAACTTGTAGAACAAGTCAGAGATGGCGCAATAATAGAAGGTGAACAAGAAGCTACACCAGTAGCAGCAGCACCAAGACAAGCTGCACCTGCACCAATAGGTGGAGTTCCAGCAGAGTTAGCAGACATATTTGCACCTGATCCTGAAGGCGGAGATCTAAATGCTTATCAAAGACCACAAGAACAAATTACTTTAGAACCTGATGACGTGTTGTTAATCAGAGCAATGGCAGAAGCAAATCCTACTAATGAATTATTAGGATTATTACAATTTGCTTCACAGAGAGCAAGAAGTAGAAATATAGAAGGAATGTGACGTGGGTGTCTATTTTAGGGATAATCCAAAGTCCGAAGAAAATTTATACAAAGATATAGCTAAACGTTATTCACAATACGAACAAGCAAAGAAAAACGTAAATGTAGATGACGCTGCAAGAGCAAGTACAATAGCTAAATTATATCCTAACTTTTCACCAGATGTTATTACAGCAATGACAATGTTAAATGTAAAACCAGAGAGTGAATTGTTAAAAGATATATCAAGAACAATTACAGAATACAATTCTAAAACTATAAAAGATAAAGTACTTGATCCATTAAAAGCAGCTACTAGATTTACATTTTTAGGGTTTGAAGATTTATATAGAACATTAATAGATAGACCAATCAATTCATTTATTGCTTCTACTTTTGGAGATAAAGCAGAACAGTTAACATTTAGTGAAGCATATAAACAATCTGGTAAATCAACAGTTAAACAAGTATTTAACGAAATGTCTGCTGGACGTAAGGTTAATTTAGGTGAAGGCATACTTCCACAATCAGATATGTTTGATCCACAAAATCCTAACTCTAAATTTTATGATGAATATCAAACAATGATTAAAGGTGGCATTGATCCTAACCAGGCACAAAAATATTTGCAAGATTATTTAGGTACACCTATTACAGAAATAGACGCACGTATGCAAGAAGAAAGTGGTAACTTTACTATTTCTAAAACTAAAGATGGTTATCGTGGTCCGTCAGTTCCTATATCACTTGGTAGAGCATTAGCATTACAAGTTGTAGAACCTAACACTAGAACATTCGATATGGTCTCTGGTGTTATTGACGCTGGTAAAGTTTTATTCTTAGATCCAGCTAACTATTTATCATTAGGTGTAAAAGCATTAACTAAAGGTTCTAAGACATTAAAAGCTAGTCCTTATCTTATAGAAAAACTACAAGCATTACCAGCAGAAAAACTAAATGATGTACAAAAAGCAGCATTAGGAATGCACAATAAAGGTTGGGGCTTAAAGTTTATAGAAGGTGAAAGAGTTGCAGATTATCTTAGTAGAGATAAAGGTGGCGGAAGATTAATAGAATATTTATCTACTATTGACGATCCAAATAAATTTATTGATACATTTGATGTATATGATCCAGATACAGTTAAAGCATTTATGGACGTTACACAAGATTTTACTAAAACACCTGAAGAAAAAATAGTTGGTGTAGCAGAATTATTAAATGAAATGTTAGGTATTAGAGGTGTTGGATTAGGAGAACTTAAACCTACTGTTGGTGCGTTAGGAAGTATTTTAGGTTCAGCAACTGAAAGATTAGTAGGTGGTGTTGACGCTGGATATGGTGCAATGTTTGGTGCTAAAAAAGTATTAAGACAGAAATTAATGAACAGTCCTGATCGTGCAGCAAGAGTAATTGGAACCTATGCAAAAGATTTACCTTATAGATATTTAGATAGTTCACAAATTGCTGACGCTGTTAGAAATATTAAATTGTTTATGGATCAAACAACTATAGACGCAACAGCTAAATCACAGATTATGAACAGAGCTATACGTTTAAAAGAAGGCGATACTACTGAAATGTTTAATTTAACTAAAGATATGGTTAGCGTTGTAGCTGATGATTTAGTAGAAAATTATGGAGTTAGATTAGAAGACGCAGATGACTTTAAAAAATTATTTGAAAATTCTACAGAAGAAATGCGTGCATATTTTATTAATTCAGTTACAGGTAAAGAAGCACTTAATCCTGGTGCAGCAAAAATGGATATTATTGTTAATGGTCAAGTAGGTCAAGTACCTGATCCTCATACTCTTACACAATTTATTAATAGAACAATACCGTTACCAGATCCTACACAATTAGCTAAAGCTATGAACTCTATGTCAATTATTAGAGCTAAAGCACAGAAAGCTGGATTTGGAAATATATTTGATAACTTGCCTAAGAATATGAAACAAAGTGCAGTATCTAAAATTATAGATAGTTATTACGGAGACTTTTGGAAACCATTTGTATTGTTACGTGGTGCATGGTTATTACGTGTTGTTGGAGAAGAACAAGTACGTATGTATGCACGTGGTTATGACAATATATTTTCAAGACCATTAAGTATTTTATCTTTAGGATTGTTAAAAGGAACAGACGCTACTGAAGCAAGAAGATGGACACAGAAAAATGTTGTATTTGATGACATACTTGGTAATCCATTATCAGAAGCAGATGAGTGGGCTAAAGCAAGTTCACGTAGATTTGGTGTACATAATAATGATTATCTATATGGTGGAAGTAGAAGAAGTCAAAAAATTAGAGCTAAAATGCGTGCTAACAAACAAAATCCTCAATATTATGACACCTCAAATAAAACAGAAGCATTAGTAGATAGAGAACGTGGTGGTACAAAAAAATGGAAATTATATACAACAGGAATAATTAATGACATTGGTTTCATGAACAATGATAGTTTGTTTCAGTTCTTGTTTAGAGGTGCTAATTCAGACAAAAGAAGACAAATGCGATTAGAAGAATTTGTTGCTGGTGAAAGTGACAAAGCAAAAGAAATAATTGAAATGTTTAATAAAGGTGGTTCTACTTATAAAAGAATGATGTCAACACCTGGTGGTCGTTATGTATATGCACAAAGTTATTATGCAAGACTTAAACAATTTGCTGGTGGTAGATTTACAGATGATGTAGATATACTAAATGATTTAGCTACTAAAACTGTTATTGATGAAATAGATTTTACAAAGACACCTTATTTATTTGATGATACACCTATTGATAATAATTTATTTAATCTTCTTGCTACAGGTAAATTAAAATATTTAGATCCTAAATTTGGTGATGACACACTTGATATGTATCTTGAAAGTATTACTAATGGTGTTAAAAGAGAATACACAAACAAAAGTTTATATGATGATGTTAATGAAATATTATTTAAAGAAAATGGAAAGTTTTTAGATAAACTACCAGAGTATGTAGCAGCAGGTTCACCAGATTATATAGAAAATTCTGGCAAAATGGATTACTACGTTGAACGTGCATTTGACATTTTAATGGGACAAAGAACAGATAATGCTTCACGTTCACCAGTATTTAGACAAGCATACTGGAGAGCAATATATGGTTTACTTCCTTACATGTCACCATCAATGAGAAAAGTTATGTTAAACGGTGGCAAATATAAATCTGGAGATAAAGCTATAGAAGTAGCTGGTGCATTAAATGCTAATCTTCCAGCACAGAATTTACTTGCAAGCATTAAAGAAGACATTGGTTTAAATCCAAGAAAACTAAGAAAAATGGAAACTGAAATTAATGAAGATATGTTTAAGAGAAGAATAAAAGAATTAAACGATAGCGATCAAGCAGCAGGTATATTGCATGAAGATTTAGATGAAAAGATAGAAGAATTACAAAACACTTATGCTGCACGTAGAGGAAAACTTGAAGCAGAAAAAGTAGAAGCACAAGAAAAGTTAGCAGAACTAGAAGAAAACATTATGGGAACATACGGTTTTGACTATGATATAAATGACTTACCAGATAATGTAAAGTCAAGAATTGATGATATAGAAGAACAAATATTTGACATTCAATCTAAGTTAGATGACGCTAAAGATACTTTTCAAGATACGTTAGATAAAGCATACGAACTTGCAGGATTTAATGATAAGTTTGGAGACGCAGAGTTAATTGATAAAATAGCTAAGTCTATTGCATTGACAGAGACACAAGAGTTATTATATGACTTATCAAAGCGTAAGAAAATAACTTATAACCTTAGAGCTTTATTTCCATTCGGTGAAGCATATACAGAAATTATGACAACTTGGGCAAGATTGTTAAAAGAAAATCCAGAAGTTTTAAGACGTGGTCAAGTAACAATACAAGCATTACGTGATGAAAATCCATTCTCTCCAGTACAAGGTGAAGGATTTTTAGGACAAGATGAAGTTACTGGTGAAGAAGTATTTTATTATCCTATGGTTGATGAACTTGTATCAGACGCATTATTTGGACAAGACAGGCAAGTAGGAGTAAGACTTCCTGGTTATGCTTCATCACTTAACTTAGCTATGGACGTTATACCAGGTATTGGTCCAGTAGTTGCTATACCTGCTTCATTTGCTATAGAAGGAAGACCACAGTTTGATGAAGTACAAAAGGTTTTATTTCCTTATGGTTTGCCAGATGTAAGCGAACCTGGTGACTTGATCCGTGCTGCTGGTGCGCCTGCTTGGTTACGTAACTTATACCAAGCTGCATTTATGATTAATGAAGACGCACCTGCTAATGAGTTATCACGTATAGCAGCTAATACAACTATTGATGTTTATAGAGTATTAAAAGCTAATGGTGGATTAGATGACACACCACAACAACAAGAAGCATTACTTAAAGAAGCAAGAAGTATTGCAAAGAGTTTAACATTTATTAAAGCAGCGTCACAGTTTGTTGGTCCTACAGGACTTAATCCAAGATTTGATATTGGTAATGAGAAGAATACTGGACATGTTTATTCATTACAAATACTTGCAGATAGATACAGAGAGTTAATTGAAACACCACCTATAGATCAAAGTACAGGACAATTTATGTATGCACCTGGTGATAATTATTCTGCAACTAAATACTTTATTGATGAGTTTGGTTTTAATCCATTAGATATTGCTACACCTAAATCTGTAGTAGTAGAACCTAGACCAGTAGATGAACTTGGCGTAAAGTTTCAAAAAGAAAATCCAGAATTGTTTGAAAAGTTTCCTAACACAGCATTTTATTTAGTACCTAACGGTGGTGGTGGTCCATTTAATTATGAAGCATATACTAACCAGATTGCTAATGAGCAAAGAGAACCGTTAACACCAGAAGAATGGTTAGCTAAAAGAAATCAAGCATTAGGAGATTTCTATATGGAAAATGCTAGAGTACAAACATTACAACAATTTGACATAACTGATCCTTATCAAAACTTAATTAGAACTAGAGAGCTAGCAATACGTAGAGATATAGCTAGAGCTAAGTTTCCTGGATTTGATAGCACTATACCTGGAATACCACAAACAGCTACATTAGATCAACAATACAGAGAAATAAAACAATGGGCTTCTGATCCTAAAGCAGCTAATACACCAGTAGGTCAAGATGTTAAAAATATTTTAAATTACATTAACAACTTAGAAAAGGTTGCTTTACAACAAGGATTAAGTGCAGACGGTTGGAGAACATCACGTTCATTCTTTCAACAAAGACAAAAACTAAGACAATATGTAGGTAAATTAGCTGCTAAGAACTCTGACTTCTTTTTAATTGCTGAAAGATTATTGTTACCATTATTTCAAGAACGTACTGATTTTCTTGAAGATTTGGAGTATGATTATGATACACTTATGGAATACGGAATTTATCTACCGAAAGACGCAGGGATTTAATGGAAGAAGAATTTAAGCAAAGTTTTATAGACAGCATTATTGCACAAAGAGGACTAGACGAACAATCAGATTTATATAAATCATTAAACGCATTAATTAAAGAAGATGTTAGTGATGATGTATTCGTTGCTAAAGTAATGAACGAAATAAGTTTATACGATAATAAATATTTATTTACTAATAATCAAATTACTTTTGGTGGTCAAAAAGGAACAACAAGACAAGTAGTTATTAATGCAATGAATGCTGCAAGTACTACAGTTTCAGAAAGAGCGCCTTTAAGTATGTATGGCGCACAAGTTACATTTTCAGATATTATAAATACTTTACCTGAAGGTGTTAGAAAAGATGTACTTAAAGGATTAGATATTGCAGCAGGTTTATTAACACCATCTGATCCAGTACAATCAAAAGCATATTATGAATATTTACAAGAAAAGGTAGATGATTTTACAAATGAAACAGATTTACTTGCAGTATTAGTTAGACCACCAGGTGGTAAAGGTGCAACACTTCATGCAAGCACAGATTTAGATAAATGGATAAAAGAAAATGGTGGTCCATTACAAGCTAGTTTTTATGAAGGTAAAAGTTTTTTAAATAGATATAGAAAGTTTCCAGGATTAGGACAACCAACTGTATTGTATAGACCAATCATGTCTAAAGAAGAAGGTAAAGACATGTATGAATTTACTGGTGATTATTTTGATTATGTAGAAAATATTAATCCAGAAAACGGAAATTTACTTATTGCTAATGAACAATCAGAGTTTAAAAAAATAGCTATTTTTACACAATCTCCTGAAGGAACACAAGTAGAAAAAGTTACATACTCACAAAATGAAATGGAAGCATTAAACGAACGAATTGCTGATAATCCATTTGTAGATTATATAGATTTATCTGGAGATGAAACTGTAGATAATCAGGCTATTAATGAAAGATTAAGTTTATTTGAGCAGACAGGACCTTTAGGAGAGCTAACTGCATTTGGCGGTATTACTCCTGACTATACAATATTTCAAAGACCAGATTTAGCAGAGTATTTAAGTGAAGATGGCGTATTACCAAGTGATATGCAAAACTTACAACCAAGAGGAATATCTGCTGGAGAAATAGATCCTTCATTCTTTTATGGTGGTATGGATCATATCTCTGGAGTTGGTCCTACATTTAATGGCACACAAAAGATACCTTGGATTTCTTTATCACCACAAGAAAAGAAATCAATACAAACAGATTTATTACAAGCAGGTTATTTATCACCAGACGCATTTTTCTTAGAAGCAGGTGACTGGGGAGACAATACACAGACAGCAATGTTTAATGCAATGTCAGACGCAAACTTAGAGTTTAAAGATATTGGAACTTATTTAGGAGATGAAAAAGAACGATATAGAAATAAACCACCATTGCAACAAAGTTATTATGTTGAACCTAGTCCACAATTTGTTAAGTCACAAATAGACGCAGCATTAAAAGCTAGTGGTATTAAACGTAAATTATCTGAAGCAGAGATGATGGCATTGTCTGAATATTATATACAGGCAGATTTAGACCAAGAACAAGCAGACGCAGAATATGCACGTAATGTTGACATGGCAAAAAGAATGTTTCCAGAAGCACCTACAAGAATACAAGCACCTGCAACAGCAGCACAGTTATTACAAGAAAGAGTACAATCACAATTTGAACCAGAGCTTACAAGTCTTGCACAAGAAGAAAAAGAAAGAAATGATTTAAGCTATCTCTTTAGTTCTTTAAACACTTTTGAAGATATGATCGGAGGGTAGTGGATCCTGACGATATAGTACAACCAGACACACCTACAAATGTAGTAGATGATGTTATTGAAATAGCAATACCTGGTTCATTAATAGATATGTCTTCTGATCCAGGTGCAAAGTTATTAGAAATTTCACAAATGTTAAATGAAGATTATCCAAATATTGATATGATAGAAATTGCAAATAATTTAGAAACAAGAATTGTAAAAAAAGGAAAAGGTTATCAACAAATTTATACGATAAGTACAAAACAAGAAAAAGAATTATTGGACTATTTTATAGGTGATCTAATAGGTTTTGCAGAAGAATACTATAATGATCCATTAATACCATCAGAAAAAGCAAGAGCTAAAAGAGCTTTTGAAGCAGGATATAAATTACAAGAAGAATTAAAAAATTTTAATCCTAAAGACACACCTACAAATGTAGTAGATTATCAAGATACAGAATTGGTGGTAGACCTTTTGAAATAGAAGGT